TCGATGGCTGGAACAATAAAACGCCCTGACGGTCCCCGTCGGGGCGTTTCCCGTCACATAGGGTAGGGACAGGATGGCCAAGAAGCTCGCGACCCTGCGGCCCTCCTTGGGGTGCATGGATGGGCGCCGGGTGAAGCCCCCTCCCAAGGTCGCCAACGATATCTACCACTCCCCTGAATACCGCGCCTGGCGCGAGACAGTCATCTCTCGCGCCGGTGGCCGGTGCGAGATCGTTGAGGACGGCAAGCGGTGCTGGAGGCGGATGCCGACGCACCGCATGTATGCCGACCACCTCGTCGAACTGAAAGACGGGGGCGCCCCCTTCGATCCGGCCAACGGGCAATGCAAGTGCGCCTCGCATCACACGGCAAAGACGGCTGTGGCGAAGGCGGCGCGAAGGTAAGACATAAATCTAACGATTTCAAATGGTTGCTGGCAATCCCGGAGGATGGCGGGGGTGCATATACCCCTAGGGGGTTTGGATCAGACCGCGACCCGCGCCAGCAACCGCGTTGGTTCCCATTCATAGAATTTTTTTCCGATGGCTGAAGATTCAGAGCCGCTTGACCTGCTCGGTGACCCGCTTCGGCCGCTGCCGGACAAAAGAGGTCGCCGCAAGCTTCGCTTCCCAGTGGAAGTGTATGAAAAAGTTGAAGTTCTTTCGGCGGCCGGAATGCTGCAGGATGATATCGCTGATGCGCTCGGCATCAGTGCTCCGACGCTGAGGAAATATTTTCGTCCGGAGATCGACAAGGCCGTCGCCCGGCAAAAGGCCATGGTGCTAAGCAGTCTGGCGACCCAGGCCGCAAAGGGCAACGTGTCCGCCGCGAAGGAGTTCCTGGCGCAGATCGAAAAGAATAGCGCCGCGGCCGCCCTGAAAAGTCGCGAGCGGCAACCGACCCAACCGCCGCCGGCGCGCAAGGGCAAGAAAGAGGAGCGGCAGGACGCCGCCGCAACCGTTGCCCAGGCGGGCGGCAAGTACGCTCCGCCGGCGGCGCCGAAACTGTTTAACTGATGTACTCGACTGCGTGCATCGACTGGCGCGACCGCATCGTCGAGCGGCGGTCACTGATCCCCCAGCCGATTTTCGCCGATGAGGCGGAAGCGGCGCTCAATGTTTTCAAGTCGCTGCGCATTGTCGATGCGCCCGGGCAGCCGACCTTCGGGGAAGCCTGCGAGCCTTTCGTATTCGAATTCGTAGCGGCCATCTTCGGTGCCTACGACAAGGAAAGCGCCCGGCGCCTGATCCGCGAATTCTTCCTGCTGATCAGCAAGAAGAACTCGAAGTCGACCATCGCCGCCGGCATCATGGTCACGGCGTTGATCCGCAACTGGCGCCACTCGGCCGAGCTGCTGATCATCGCGCCGACGATCGAGATCGCAAACAATTCGTTTGGCCCTGCCAAGGACATGGTCAACGCGGATGAAGAGCTGAAGGACCTTCTCCGCGTCCAGGAACACACCCGGACGATCACCCACCGGATCACCCAGGCCACGTTGAAGGTCGTCGCGGCCGACACCGAGACGGTCGGCGGCTCGAAAGCGTCGTTTATCCTGATCGACGAGGTCTGGATCTTCGGCAAGCGGTCGAACGCGACCAATATGCTGTCGGAAGCCACCGGCGGCCTGGCCAGCCGACCCGAAGGCTTCGTGATCTACCTGTCGACCCAGAGCGACGAGCCGCCGACTGGTGTCTTCCTCGACCTGCTACAGCGGTTCCGGGACATTCGTGATGGTAAGCTGATCGCCCCGCGTGCCCTCGGCGTGCTGTACGAGTTCCCGGAGGATATGATCCGGTCTGGGGAGTACAAGAACCCAGCTTATTTCTACATCACCAACCCCAACCTTGGGCGCTCGGTCGACGAAGAATTCCTGCTCGACAAGTACGAGACCGCCAAGCGCGAAGGTCAGAAATCGCTTGTCGTCTTTTCGCCAAGCACCTCAATGTCCAGCCGGGCATGGGTGCCAGGTCGGATAACTGGGCCGGCGCCGAATTCTGGAAAAAGCGCGCTGATCCGCGCATTACGCTCGACCACATCATCGCCCGATGCGAAGCGATCGTCGTCGGCCTGGACGGCGGCGGCCTGGACGACCTTTACGGCATGACGATTCTCGGCCGCGAGACCCATGCCGTGGAGATCGCTGCCGAAGCCGCGCCGGAAGAGATCCAGGAGCCGATCAACGGCGTCAAGCGCATAAAGCGCTGGCAATCCTGGTCCAGGGCCTGGGCGCACAAGATCGTGCTTGAGCGACGAAAGTCGATCGAAAGCAAGCTGCTCGACCTGCAGCGTGCTGGCGACCTGGTCATTCTCGACGACGACGCGATGGAGGGCGAACTGCCCGCCGATATCGCCCAGATCGTCGAGATCATCGTCAGGATCCGCGACGCGGGCCTGCTGGTCTGTGTCGCGGTCGATCCGGCCGGCCTCGGCGAGCTGATCGATGCCCTTGATGGCGTCGGCATCACCCAGGACAACCGGGAGACCGGCAGCGATTACGTCATCGGCGCTCCCCAAGGATTCGCCATGATGAATGCGCTGAAGACCGCCGAGCGCAAACTGGCAAATGGCACGCTGCATCATGCCGACCAGGCCATGATGGACTGGTGCGTCAGCAACCTGAAGATCGAAGCCACGGCCACGGCGATCCGCGCCACAAAGCAGAACGCCGGCGATGCCAAGATCGATCCGGCCATGGCCCTGTTCAATGCCGTGACCGTCATGGCCACCAATCCAGAAGCACGGCGCTCCGTCTACGAGGAGCGCGGCCTGATCATTCTATGAGGCCCGGATGACCGACCAAATGACGCCGAATCCGAAAGGAAGCATTGCCGCAGCGGCCGTCGATGTCGCCGGCGCCCTGGGGGCGGCATCCATTACCTACGGCGCTTGGCAAGTCTATCATCCGGCGGCCTTCATCGCCGGAGGTCTTTTTCTGCTGATCGCGGCATGGCTTCTCGCCCGGAAGGGCGTGTAATGAGCTTTTTCAGTCGCATGGCGGCGCCGGCGCAGCGGGCCAGCGGTGGAACGCCGTCCTACGGAATGATCCCGCCGCTCGGTTCGGTACAGTCCGCGTCGGGCGCGCTGATCAGCCAGGCGACGGCGATGACCGATCCGGCCGTCTATGCCTGTGTCAACCGCCTGGCCACCGACCTGGCTCGCTGTTCTCCTGGCCTCTATCGCTTTGAGGATGACGGCAGCAAGAAGCGCGATACCAAGCATCCGTTGAACGCCCTCTTCGTTCGTCCGAACCGGCAACAGACCTGGTTCGAGTTCGACCGCCAGATGTGGACCGGATATTTGCTGCGCGGCAATGCCTATGCCGCCATTCGCCGCGATCGCCGCGGCAACCCGATCGAGCTGATTCCGATCAACCCCGATGCCGTCATCGTCCTGGAAACCGGTGAAGGCGACATTTTCTACAACGTCAACCGGATCGGCCTGTGGCAGATCGCCATGCTGCGCGATTTCCCAATCGCCATTCCATCGGAAGATATCTTCCACCTGCGCGACGTGACGTTCAACTCGCTTGTCGGGGCCTCGAACATAGGCCTTGCGCGCGATTCGATCGGCCTGTCGATGGCCCTGAGCCAACAGGCCTCGCGATGGATCGGCAATGGTGCCCGTCCCGCTATGTTGCTCGAAGCGCAAAAACGCCTGGGCGACGATGTGCTGAGGCGGCTGAAGCGCCAGTTCGACGATATGCACGCCGGCTATCAGAACACCGGCAAAACGGTCGTTCTCGAGGACGGCATTACCGCGAAGGAAATGCAGCTCACCTCGGTGGACCTTGAGTTCATCCAGCAGCGCCAGATGCAGCCCGAGGAAATCTGCCGCTTTTTCGGTGTGCCGCCGCACAAGATCGGCATCGGGTCCGCCTCGCGAGGATCCACACAGAACCTGGCAGCGCAGGACCAGGACTATGTCAATTCGGCGATCACCCAGCGCGTGGTCTGTTTCGAACAACGTTTCGCCTGGACGTTCGGCCTCGATGCCGAGGACCTGCTCGTCGAGCGCGACCTGTCGCAGCTGCTGCGCGCCGATGTGATGACTCGGGCTAACGTCTCCCGGATCAACATCCTGTCCGGCAAGACGACCCAGAACGAAGAACGCCAAGACGATGGGCGTCGGCCGCTGCCCGGTGGCGATCGCCTGATGATGCCGACCAACATGGCGGCCGAAGGCAGCAACATCACGGGACAGGCGCCGGACGGCGCCGGGCGCCCGATCGACGGCACCGTCGGCGCCGGTGATTCCGGCACCGGGGGCACCCAAGCGACGGGGCAGGGTGCCGCGGCTGAAACAGGGCAGAACTGAGGACGACATGACCATTCAGCGCAAACTGATTCGGGCCCAGGTCACCACGCTCGGCGATCGCGAGGTCGAGGTGGTGATGTCCACCGCGGCCCTGGCCCGGGATGGACACGTCCTGATTCCTCAGGGATGCCAGCTCGACAACTATCGTGCCAATCCGATCGTTCTGTGGTCGCACGATCCGGAATACCCGATCGGCAACTCTGAGAACATCACGGTCAGCCCCACTGAGATCCGCTGCCGCATCGTTTTCGCACCCGAAGGTATCTCGAAGAAGGCCGATGAGATCTGTGGCCTGATGAAGGCTGGCGTCATCCGTGCCGTTTCGGTCGGTTTCGACCCGATCGATGGCGAGCCCCTGGACCCGAAGAAGCCCCGTGGCGGCCAGCGCATCACCTGCTGGGAACTTTACGAGCTTTCCCCGGTCAGCGTGCCGGCGGACCCTGGCGCCGTGGTGACGGCCCGATCGAAAGGAGATACCGCCATGGCGGAATGGAAAGTCGGCGCGTCGAAAAAACTGCCGATCGAAGACAGTGACGACTGGGACGGCGATGCGGCACAAAAGTCCATTTTCGAATGGGCCGGCGGCAAGGACTTCGACTCGGCCGAGGCGCGCCAGGGGTTCCTGGTCTATGACGCCGCCGCGCCGGAAAAGCGTGGTTCGTACAAGTTGCCGATCGCCCATGTGGTCGACGGCGAACTGAAGGTGCCGAAGGGCGCCATTCGTGCCGCCGCCTCGCGACTGCCCGACACCGATATCCCGGACGACGTTAAAAAGGACGCCCAGTCCGTGCTCGACCACTACAAGGAAGAGGCCGGTATCGGCGACGATGAACGTAGCGCCGCACGGCCGAAAACGCGGGCGAATCGTAAGGTGCACCGCCGTGACGGCAAGGTCGGCTTTACCCGCGGCCTCTACCAGGTCGCCCAGCTTTGCTACCTGTTCGAGGAACTCGGGTGGCAGGTCGATATGGCTAAGTGGGAAAGCGCGATCGAGGGCGATGCCAGCAAGGTTCCCGGCATGCTGGCGGCCGTCCTGCAGGACCTCGGCGACGCGCTGCTGGCCATGACCGAGGAAGAGATCGCCGAGGCCCTGGCCGGCCGCGATATCGAGCCCGACGACTGTGACGACGAGGACGAGATCCTTATCGTCGAAGAACGCCAGCACATCGCGGCAGCCAAGTCGCCGGCGCTGCGCGAATTCCGCCGCGGCATCGCTCACGCCAAGATCCGCGCCGGCAAGACGCTTTCGGCCGAGACCATCCGTTGCCTTCGCGAGGCCAAGGACTACCACGACGATGCCATGGAAATGCACCGTAGTG